GGAAGCAGGTCGCGGTATTTTTTGATCGACCGATGTGCCGCATGGCCGCCAAACACCCCGATCGAAAAATACCGCGACCTGCTTCCCGACCGCTGGAAACTCTCACAAAAATAGCCGCCCAAAACCTGGACGGCTATTTTTTTAAGCTATACCTGCTGTCGCGGACGGTTGTACCAACCTCTTTGGCTTATTGGGGAATTTTCAGCGTTGCTTGCAATGCGGCTCGGACAAATTCCCTAATAAGCTACGGCATTTTCCGTTGGTAAATATCCGTGCGGCTGCAAGCATACCTCTCCCTACATTTTCAGCCCTCGTTTTTTCGGTGGCTGCATCATCCGCCTTGCGGATTGGACTTGCTTCTCCTGCTTTATCGGCTCTGCCGATTGGAACAAGGGCTTACCGCACAGGTAGTCGTTCAGGTCTTTGTACCCGTTGTAGTTTTGGGAGAAGTCCCTGATACGTCCGGCAAACTCTCCTGCCAGTTCCCAATACGCTTTCCGTCCTGCCTCGTCATTGTCGAGCAGACTGTGTATGCGCTCGTACCCGTGCAGCACGTCTATGGCTTTGGATACGTTGGAAACGGAATTGAGAATAACGTAATCCTGCCTGTCAAGGTTGGGCATGGTCGGGCAGTTCTTCATCCGCAAGGTGAGGAATGAAAGATAGTCCGTCATCCCCTCAAACACGAGGCATTTCTCTCTCGGCTCTCCCGACTGTCGGATATGGCTGATGTCCTTCGGGGCGATACAGCCCTTGAAGAAACGGTTGCGCACTTCATAGCCTCCTGCCACATTCGGGAACCCTATGGCGAAATAAGGTTTACCGTTGTGGACGAAGTGCAGTTCCTTACATTCCGCTTGCGCCAATGCGGTGTTTATTCCACACTCCTGCAAGTAACGGAGCAATGCAGGGTGCGTGAGTTCTCTCACTTCCAAATGTTGGAAACTCGGTTCGGATGCCTGCTGGCGAAAAGAGAAAGACACGGGACGGACGTGCGGTGCTTGTTCCGCTATCTTGCCAAGCAGGTAAGGCACATAGTCCGAACCGTAAAGCTCCTGCGCCAAAGCGATGATGTTGCCGCCCTTGCCTGTTCCGAAGTCGTACCATTGGTTGAGTTCGGTGTTCACCTTGAACGATGCTTCCGTTTCCTCCCTGAACGGTGATTTGTACCAAAGGCTTTTGCCCTGCTGCTTGACGGGGTTGTAGCCCAAACTTTGCAGATAGTCTGCGATATGTATCTTCTTTGCTTCCTGTGTAGTCATAATCTTCCTATGGTTTTAATGGTGAATGAAAATCGTTGATTCGTTGAATTGTATATGTAATATGTTTATATCCATATAAATAGATTCTCAACATCCGCTCAACAAACCACTCGCCAAAAGAGAAACCGACAATAGGTTGTGGCTTTATGCCCAACTTCTCTTTTGGTCTGTTGAGATTTTGTTGAGAATGTATATTGCTTATTATCAGTAGGATTATATTCTTATTCGACAATTCAACAAAAAGACAATGGATTTACAGCGTTTCAAGTTGCTGCCTTGTGACGGTGTAGAAGCGTCCTACTCTCCTTATCGGCTCATACCGACACTCCCGATTATAGTTCAGTTGGTAGGTGGTGTATGTCAATCCGTTCGGTGCAGGCATGAGTTTCCAACACTCCTGCAATACCTTCCTCACTTGGTGTTTCTCCGCCTTGACATACGAGTTTGCCAACAACGTGAGCAGGTCATTGCAGCAAAAAGAGAAAGTGTCGATACCCGTGCTTGTCATGATGTCAAGCATAAGTTCGCACATCTCAATCTCCAATCGGTTGCGGTTGCTGCGGATAATCTTCCGCAAGGCTTCGGTATGCAGCAATGACGGGGCAAACCACATACGGCTCTCTTTCTCGGTGGATAGCTGTCTGTGCTGTAAGTGGTAAAGGAAGGCTGGGATTTCCGCTTTCAGTTTTTGCAGGAAGTCGGTATCGTCCGACTGCAAACAGTCTATCTTGCGCACCCAATATCGTGTTTCCCCTGCATCTATGATGACGGGCAGATACTCGTTGTTGGAACATAACACGAACTTGGCGAAGAACGCTATCTCGTCACGGTCTTTGCCTTTGGCTTCCACCTTGTAGGATAATGTGGTACTCAAGTTCTTCAACCGTTCGCTGTCCTCCCTACGACTTAACAACACCTCATCCACCACGATAAGCAGCTTCCCTGCCCAATCTGAATTGAACTGGCTGCGGAAGTCCTCGTTGGTATTGAATGTCACATTGTTCTGAAACAGGGCTTTCAGAAAGTTCAGGAACGTGCTTTTGCCTGTGTTACGTTCTTCCGATACCAACAGCAGGATAGGTAACTTTTGAATGGGTTGCAGGTAGAGCAGTTGTAGGTAGTCCAACCCCAACTCGTATTGCTCCCCGAAGATATGCTCTACTAACGAACGGATAGAGTGAAAATCACCCTCCATCGGCTTGTGGTCTATAGGTTCGTATAGGTTAAGGAACTTGTCTACTATCGGACGGTAGTTCACATGGTCGGGAACCGTGCAGAAGCCGTCATACTTGGGGACGGTGGCGAGAAAGTGCTTGCCATAGTCCTGCCGTAATGTCTCGTTGTTCCACACGATGCGTTTCTTCACATAGCCGCCGTTCAGTCGGGGCTGGTTCACTAACTTGTAGAGGGTTGTACCCACCCGGATAAACTCCTCCTTGCAGATGTCTGATTTACTCATTGTTCATACGCTTAAATGGTTGATAAATAGTCGTGTGCAAAGTTAGAGTGAGCCGCTTAAAATCTTGATACGCAAATCACAGCAGAATGGCGCAAAAAACACACGGAATGAAAAAATTGCAGCATATTAGAGAACATAGCAACAAAAAATCCCGAAGAAACAACCGTTATAGAGGGGTGCTTCTTCGGGATTGCCACATTCCTGTAAATGAATGACAATACGCCTACTCAATTATGTATATAGATACATTGTCGGCAATGGGAATACACATCGGTTTCATTACTTCATGTCGTCATATCAATACACTTTACGCTTGATATTCAGATGATTTTATGCAATTATCCAGCGAAAAGAAGATGCTTGTTTTCTCTTTTCGCAAGTACAACTTTTCAATTACGGCATTCCGTACTCGTTCTGCTCCGTATGAATGGATGCGGAAAGCGAGAACGACAATCATTTCAAGGCTGTAAACATCCACACCGATTTTGTCCGATAGGTGGATATACCGTTGCACCTCATACTCTTTCAGTATTCCGCTTTTATAGACTGCTTTGATTGCTGCACGGACGGATGGAGCGATAACACCGAACAGGCTGACAAGTTCCGCTTCGCTCATCCATATCGTTTCACTCGGTATAGTTATCGTACCGTGTTCTGTGATTTCGATTACATTCCTTTTCATTGTCCTGCCATTGATACGTTGTTAAACGATTGGTTCAGCCTGTTGCCTAACATGGTAAGGTCGTTGTCCAACTTCTGCGTTGTGATTTTGGCGTAGATTTGGGTCGTGACTATGTTCGTGTGTCCCAAAACACGGCTCACGCTCTCAATCGGCATACCCATACTCAAAGCAAGGGTCGCGAACCCATGCCTTGAGCAATGAAACGAGATGTCCTTTGTTATCCCACACTCTTTCATCACCTTTTTCAGAGGTTTGCAGATAGACCAGTAGTTGAGATTGGGGAACACGAGGTTGTCCTCCTGACAGGGGCGATAACGCTCTATTATCTGCAAGGGTATATCCAGCAGTTTCACTTGGAACGGTACTTTCGTCTTGTGCCGTTTCGATAATATCCACTTCTCGCCGTTCACTTCCACGATGTTGTCATTGGTCAGCTCCTTGATGTCCACGAAAGAGAGGGCGGTGAAGCTGGCGAAGACGAAAATATCACGGATATAGGATAGTTTGGCATCCCCGAACTCGTGCGTCATCAACGCTTTCAGCTCATCTTCCGTCAGGTATTCACGCTCCTTTACATTCGGGCTGATGTGGAACTGGGCAAATGGGTTTCTTGGTATTAGCCCATTGAAGTGCGCACGCATCACTACACCTTTCAGCCACATACATTTCTCCCATATCGTCCCGTTATGCAGTCCCGCTTCCGTTGAGAGGTAGGCGGCAAACTCCTTGATGAAGTCGGGCGTAATCTCCAGCATGGACATATCCGTCCGTCTGTAGAAAGACTTGATGAACGCTGCCACATGGTTTCTCGCCACCACCCGTGAACGGTAGGTTGCCAT